TTCTTGTCAACGAGTGTCTCTGGTGAGATGTTGTACTGCATGATGAGATGAGGGTACAGAGAATTAAGATCAAAACTCGCAACCCAATCGTAGAAACCTGGTTTAGGTTCTTTGACATACGCTCCTGCATACTTTTCATTCTTAGTTGCTTCCTTCTTAGGTGGTATTGCAATGTTGCGTTTGTTCAGTTCATTATAGATGTAATTGTCCCACATACGAACCTGACTAAACACATCCTCATAGTTTACCTTAGCATCATATGCCATAGTGTATGCGAGTTCAATCAACTTCATCTTATCTTCCAGTTTGTCAACTAGACGAACGTCATGAATGTTATAGTCGATGAACTTCTGCCAATCTTTTTCGTAGAACTCTTTGAATGTATCGTACTCAGAGTGATCTAATTTTTTCTCTCCTAGTTCTACACTACAAATATAATCAAGACGATATGATTCTTGATTAGAATAAGTAAACTTCTTGTATAGTTCTAAGTAATCAAGTGTAGATATGCCTAGTGTATCAACAGCAAATTGTTTACGACCTTTAATAAAGATCTCACGAGTTGATACAAGTTTCCATGGCGACAAAAGTTTCACAAACTTATCACCAAGTATACGTTCAACACGGTTGCAGATGTATGGCATATCAAACAACTGCACATTCCATCCTGTAATTACATCTGGAAAGTTTGCTTGCCAGTAATCGAGGAATGCTCCCAACATGCTTTCTTCTGATCGGAAATGCATGTAGTCCACCATGGGGTCTTTGTTATCGTATGGTCTTGCCCCGAACACAGTAATCCTACCAGTGAAACTATCTTTGATTGAGATAGCGAGGATCTCCTGATCGGCAGACTCGATATCAGGGAAACCATTTTCTGCTGCGGTTTCGATGTCAATTGTGAATACACGGATCTTACTGGGATCGAACCGAAGTTCTTCCTCTGGATGTTGTTCAGCGATGTATTGATATAAGAATCTTGTGTTGCCATAGATGTCAAAATCGGGAACTTCTTTATATTGTTTTACGAACTCTCTTGCTTCTGATATAGAACCAAATTTATGTGGTTCAACACAATTACCTTCTAGTGTTTTCCATTTAGAATAGTTCTTTGTAGGCAAAAACAGCGTTGGGTTGAAAGGAACCCGAACGCTGTATCTCTCACCATTATTATATCCTCTTACGAGGAGACGATTTCCTGCTTGTTCAACACTTGTGTAAAACTTCATTCAAGGGATTTAATATAGTTTGCAAGTAGATCCTTACTAGGACTTACAATGGTAGTAATGTCAGTTGACCTGACTACTACCTCACGATCATCAGAGTTCTTAGGCCACTGACTTAGGTTACCTTCATAGTCTACCATAAAAGGTTGACGAAGTATACAATCAGGATCACCAGGTAGTGTCTCACCTTCTACTTCATCAACCTGTGCGACTATCCATTCATTCGCTAGTCGCAGTAGATTCGCTGCTATCTCCATCTTTCTTCTCCTCATAGAAAATTTGCTCATCCTTTAGACCAATCTCTTTCAATCTGTCAGCATAGTTCTTAACAATATTGTTATCGGGAAAAACAACACTGATAATATGCTCACCACTGATTCTATGATCTTCGATGGGAGAATAAGGACACCATCTAGAATAGTTAATAGGAATAGTTCCATCATCATTTAGTTCACCAAGAGTAAGTAGATATGGATAAACCATTCTATACCCTGCTACCTTCTCATCTTCACCTTTAATCTCACCAAACAAACACAGAACACGTTCTGAAGTTGTAAGACTAACGATTCTCATATTATGATTAGTAATCAATTCTTCATTCATTTGTTAGTTCCTTTTTTTCTTGGAGTTTCTTTTCATAAGCATCTTGCAATCCTTTTTCTGGACTACTGATTGTCATTACACAATCATATGGAATCTTAAACTGCCAATCAGGAGAGTAAGGATTCCATTTACTGAACCTGACTTGGTATTCCATGCCATGAGATTCAGTTAGATATTGTGGTGTGCTACCATCAAGACTTAAAATATAAGGTTCTTCCATGAGAAGACAGACACCTTTTCTGTTATCTCCTTCTTCATCAAAGATCTCTTTTAATTCTGTAATAACACGGTCACCTGTTTTTAAAGTGACAACTGATACAGCCATATTCTAGCACCTAAAATTGAATTTGTCAAAATATATTTCCATACTTTTCATTTCTAGACATAATGTTGAATGAAATAGAAACTTTATGAGTTCCAAAAGACACCACACTATGTGGTAGAGATGATGGAAATATAATCACCTCTCCCTCTACATTGTTTTTTGTGTTGTAGTTCATCTCAAACAATTGATGTCCAAGTTGAGTAAACACTGTGCCATTTTCTCCTTCTAGATGTAGGAGATATATGCCAGAGAATGTAGACGACGGATGCGTATGTGTCTTGTGCCAACACTTACCATCACGATAGACATTATACCACATAGACTGCAGTTTTGATTCCTGTGGTCTATGAACGATATTCAAATTGGGATCCTCCAACATTTCGTTGAATGGATCCCATACTACATTATGATATATTTCCTCTTCCATGTCAAGAAGAATGTTATTCTCCTCAAAATAGTTTGTTATAGAATCTTGATACTCACCCTCACATGAGATGTCAGATTCATTAGCATATATCTGAGGTAATAACTTCTTCTTTAATTGTTCATGGTCTTTAACTTTTGTCCAGAAGACAAAGTTAGAAGGAAAATTATATAGCATTAAAAATGTTTCTGACGTTTTTGTTTCTCTGGTAGTTCTTTCATCAATGTTATTGTAAGAAGTCCATCTTTAAATTCTACAGATTCAACTTCTACATCATCTGCCAGTTGCCAGTTACGTGTAAAGTTCTTGTGAGATATTCCTTTGTGTGAATACTTTCTTTCTTCCTTAGAAGATCTGTTTGCTGAAATCGTTAAAACATTTCTTTCAGTTTCTACAGAAATGTCTGCCCCCGAAAATCCTGCAAGAGCGACCTCCAGTATGGTTCTAGAATCAGATCCATTATAGATGTTGTAAGGAGGATAGTTTGTTCCTGATCCTGCAATAGCTTCAAGTCTGTTGAATGTTTCATCGAGTCCTAAAGTGAATGGAGTAAAATGCTCCCATGTATAGTTTACCATTGTGCCCTCCGTAAAGCGACGTATATTAATGTGACCCTTTCGGCATCACACTAATATTTAACCATGATAGCACAAAAAAATCAGGTGTGCAAACCGCAACAAACTCTACGGTTTCTACTCCCTGACGTCGTATTCTATTTGAATTATCTTAGATGATCTACCCATGTAATCATGTTTAGATATCTTCTGTATAGTGCCACCTAACCTTGTAGCAGCATACTCTATATCTTTTATTACTTTTTTTTCTAGATCCTCATACGGATCATAATATTTGTCTACTTTCATTCTTCTATTTCAAAATACCACTTAATAGATTTAATATAATCAAAGGTACATGATAGATCAAAGTCACAATTTGTATTATATTTTCTATCACACAAGAAGTTTCTCAGTTTCTCGACTGATTCAAATGTTCCTTGGTGTTTTTCTTTGTCATCGTATAGGTGATACTTCACGGTTCTTGTTTTTTTCTCCCAATATTATACTTGCTTTCTAGTGTCCAGTCATTTTTTTCTTTAAAACTTAACACTTTGATTTGATTTAATGGAGCAAGGTCTGCTATCTTATCTTTACTAATGCTGTTAGTAGTAACTAATCCCCAGTCTAATAACAACTGCACAATTCTGTTCCTGCGTTGAATATCATTCAAAGATAGATTAGTATTCTTTCCGTCTAATGCAAATAATTCTTTGAAGTGTACGATATAATACTTGCCTTGTTTGTGGAGTATATGACAAGATTGATATATCTTCTTTTCCTTTCTTGATGCTACACCTATACGTGTAAGCGTCTCACGAACTTTTAAGAAATCATCTGGTTCATTCAATGTGACTTCAACCATATCAGATTGTTTCCATTGAATCTCAAGTTCACCGTTCATGTTTGCCACCTTTGCTTAATGCCTTTTTAATATAGTCTAATTGATCCTTGGTGAGAATTCTGAGTGCTTGGAGTGCCTTATCGTCATTATAACCATAATACTCTTTTACAATCTCAAGATAGTCAATAGAATCTTTCTTTGCCCAAGGAGAGAATCTCTTCCTAGGTTTCACACTATTTATATAAAAGTCATACTGCAAACGCTTTGGTAAATGAGGGTTCTTGTTCATCTCATTAGCAAACAACACAGTGTCAGTAAAGGAACTTAGACATCTGTTAATAATATATGTCGGATATTTTCTCTCCGCATCAAGGTCATCAACCAATATGTTTTTCTTGGATTGA